TTTGCCACGGTGCGTGCGGTGCGCACGGGTGCGATCTACAGGGGCGAGTACTTGGGCAAGGTGGTGCGCTGGTACCGGGGCACTGAGGGCGACTTCATACGCTACAAGAAGAACGGCAACAAGGTACCCAAGTCAGACAACGCGGTGCCAATCATGGAGCTGCCAGAGGTGTTACCCACTGATATCGACTATCAGTGGTACATGAGCGAGGCGGTAAAGATTCTGATAGACGTAGGTCTTCATAAACTTTATTGACTCAGTTAAAAAAAAGCTTTACATTGTCAATTCACACGGAGAAACACATGCTTACACGATATCTTGCTTTTGTAGTTAAGGCGCTGATTACTTGCAGCGCGCTCTTCATCCTGTACTTTGTTATTTCTTACGGGATGTGATCATGGAACTCAAAACAGAGCACCTACCCTACGCCCCAGCCTCGGCCACCAACGTGCAGCGCACTTGGAAAAAATACGGCTGGACCCCGCCCTCAAAAGATCCAGAAACCATCGCCAAGTGGGATTACTACAAGAGTCTCTCGTTGCTATCAGAAACCGCCCTACACATTAAAAAGGATTAAATCGTGGAACAAATTACACAGATCGCATTGAACAAAGCCATTATGCTTTTAAAGGCCATCAAGGCCGAGTACGTCATCCAGATACCGGATGCACCGATCATTAACGAGGGCTCGCTCGAGGTGGTCGCACCGCGCGAGCGTAAGAGGCGTCAGATGACGGTACCCTACGGCACGTACAGCCATTTTTTAACCGGCAGAGACTTTGACGGGATGAAGGTTGGTGACGTGTTTTTACTTGAACCCGGCGAGTTTGACGCCGAGTCGTTGCGATCGGCGGCCGTGTCGCGTGGGTGCAAGCTGTGGGGCAACGGCTCGGTCATAAGCACCATTAAAAACAACGTCATCGAGTTCATGAGGCTGCAATGAAAGAACAACGCGAAATGCAGACGCACGTCGACGAGCTCAACGCTCATATTAAGGCGCAGTCAGATAGGATTGACTTCTTAAGCGCGACGCTTGATCGAACGACTAGGATACACCGCGGTCTGGCGGCTGATGCGGCACGCTACCGCTGGCTGAACAAGTACACCAGCCAGTTGTTCATGGTGACCGAGCAGCAGATAAATGACGAGGTTGATCGTGCGATGAGTGGGGGTGTGAAATGAAACACAAACACGCAGACCTTATTAAGCAGTGGGCTGACGGGGCGCAGATTCAAGGTAAAAGTGAGTATGTGGAATGGCACGATTTAAGACACCCGTCTTGGCATAAAAGTTGGCAATACCGCATCAAGCCAGAGCCAAAGCCTGATATGTACAAATACGTTGATGTTAGAGCGGTTAGGGATGGCATTTGCCAATGGACTACGTGCCTGCCTGAAGAAGCAAACTTAGGTCTGACCTTTGACGGTGAAACAGGCAAGCTGAAATCAGCGGAGGTGATGAAATGAACAAACGATTAAAAGAGTTGGCTGTGCAAGCGGGTGCAACAGTACACAAAGCAATGCACGGCGAAGCAATTAGCTTTTTAGAAAATGACCTTGAACGCTTTGCTGAACTTGTGCGCCAAGACCTTATTGCGATGTACAAGCAAGCATTAACTGACCCTGAAAACCAACCGAGTCAATATGGCACTGTGACCGTTGAGTACATGGAACAGCAGATAGCGTTAGAGCGCGAGGTTTGTGCTGAGTTGTGTGAAGAGGCATCTCTATATTTTGAAGATGATAGAGCAAGCGCCTCTTACGCAGCAGATTATTGTGCTGACGAAATTCGTAAAAGGAATGAGAAATGAAAGTAAATTTTGAATCGTCAATAAACCTTCAGGGCATAGTCGTTGACGTAGTTATTTACCCCGAAAGAATCACGTTCGACAAGGGTTCGCAATTTGAGGCAGAGATGGCGAACAGACAGAACGTAATCGTTGATGATAAGGTCATCACCACGGCAGAGAATCGCCGCCAGTGGATGCACCGCAAACTCGACAATTGGATTGATGGGGTGGAAGAATGACTGAAGAAGATGAAGCATTTGCAGAAATTGAGCGCAAGCAACAATGGCGGGTAGAAGATAACGTGCGCCGCGAGGCACAGCAAAAAGCCTTTAACTTTGTGATGGACATGGGCAGCATCGACTTAGGCAGCATGACCCTACAGCGAGCCTATGAGATCGGCTATCGTGCAGGGGTGTATGCAGAGCAGAGGAAGCGCGATGAACATCCCCGCTGACTTACCAGAATGGATGATGTGGTTTTACGGCGCATGGTGCGTATTTATCATCTACTTAAAATGGCTATTCAAATGAAAGAATTGACTGATTTTCAGAAGAAGTTCTTTGCACGCGGCACCAACTCACGGGTGTTCACGCAGGAGGAGTTTGACGAGGCGCTGGCGCTTGCCAAGGCCGAGATCATGCAGATCGCGATCAACACGACCAAGACCGCGATTTCAATCGAGCGCGAAGAGTGCGCCAAGATTGTTGACGTGATGCGCAAGGGGCTTGTTGGTGTAGACGTGCCGATGGTGCTGGACGTGGCGCTCGAGCAGCTCGCAACGCAGATCCGCGATAGGCTGACGAAGCAGCGGCATGGTTAAGGAGCCCGACATGGAACTGAACGAGCAAGAGTTAAAAGGTATTGCGCAAATAGGCGCAGCGATACGCGCCAACGCGCAGCAGGTAGGCGGTGCACACTACGCCACCAAGGCTATCCAGCCGTGGGATTTTATTATTGCCAACAACTTAGGCTATCTTGAAGGCAACATAGTGAAGTACGTCAGCCGGTGGAAGGACAAGGGCGGCGTTGAGGACCTGAAGAAGGCGCAGCACTACCTACAGAAACTTATTGAGGTGAGCGATGAAAAAATTTGACGGATTTGATGGTGCTTTAGTTGGTGCCGCTGATGTATGGCACCCCGGGTTTAATCGCGTTACCCGGGCTGTTTATAGCGGTGAGATGATTGTCGTTCTTCTCATGTCACAAGGCATGTCACCACAAGAGGCCCATGAGTACTGCAACTTCAACCTCGAAGGCAGCTATGTTGGCGAAGACACACCAATTATTTTTTGGGATGGGATTTTAGAATGAATGACGACGAGCTGTTCAAACTGTACGCCGGCATGGCGATGCAGGCCCTGATAACGGCCGCCAAGGTGCCTTGGGATTTAATCCCGCAGTTGGCCAACGAGATGGCGCAAAAGATGATTGCCGAGCAGGGGAGCTCGTAGTGGCAGGCTACTCGCTATCACTGATCAAGCAGATCAACGACACGCCCTTCACGCCCTTCACACGCTTGGCCATGAAGGCCATCGAGCTTGACGTGAGCATCGTGGATATTGCAGATCACCTAGAGGTGTCACGCACCGCGGTGTACGCGTGGTTCTTGGGCAGGTACAAGCCAAGCGCTGATAAATTTACCAAACTGGAGAAATACCTTGAACGAATGTGAACAGGCATACAAGGACTGGCTCAAACTGCTCGACGACGCCAACGCACGCGACCTGCTCGAGGACCCCTACAACATCTGGCTAGAGGCGTGGGAGCAGGCGCGCATTACACAGGAAAAGCCCGCTGGTTAGGCGGGCAAACAACCCTGAACGGTTGAGGAGGAGAATTATTTCTTAGGGGTGAAGTAATTAAAGCCCTTTCTAATTGCGTCATAAGCCAACGGCCCATACTCATAGGCTAGAGATGGTGCCATGGCTGCAACGCCAGCAGCTTTAACCAGTGGATGTGGTGCCAGCATCAAGGCACCACTGACGCCTTCTAGGCCGTGCAGCATTGCGTCTCTGTAGTTGCCCCTCATAAACTCTTCGTATGCTTGAGGCAATTTGTACGCAGAGATAGCGCCTAAGCCTGCGCCGACTTTAGGGCCAGACACATAGCTAGCAATTTTTTCTGCGGCAGTTGGTACAGCTTTTTGAGCTGCTAACATTTCAGCTTTTGAGCCTGCAACTTGTCTCTCTAATCGATCTACTGTTGACGCTAGTTTAGGATCAATAGATGACTGCGCAGCGGCCTCTGCAGCTTGCGCAGCTTCACGAGCAATAATGGCTTCTTGCAAAGTTTTGTCAATATTGCCAACCATCATGCCCGCGCGAGTGCCTTCTGAGCTTCTACCGGGCTCCACGAGCAATCCGCTAGGTAGCTGAGCGCTAGGTCCAAAAACCCGTTGGGCTTTAGGCTCAGTTGCTGCGTACTGGGCAACGGCATCTTTAGCGCCGCCTTTGCCCACAAGTTGGTTTTCAATAATTGGATTTACATTGCCATACTCGGACTTAAACCAGTTTTTAGAACCGTAGCCAGCCTGAGGAGCCATTGCTTTTACAAACAGTTCTGGGCTTTTAACAAAGTCTTGCGGATCAACGCCTAGCTGCATAGCGCGTTGCGTAACAAATTCCATCAGCATACGATTACGCGCTAGCTCCATTTGAGCAGCTTCAGTCACGCCTTGAGCAGCTGCAAAAGGCGCACGAGCACTTTCTAGTTGCTGTGATGCAACGCGACCTTGCGCACGCAGACCAGACAGCTCGTCTTTTAGATTTGCTGCACGATTTTTAGCTTGCGAATCAATCGGGTCAAGCGGAAAAAACTTATTAGCCCCGTACCCAACCGCGGCGCCCGCTGCAATTGCTGCTGGGTTTACATCAGAGCCTTCTTCAGGCGCTGAAGATGAGCCTGTAGCTGTTGGTGTAAAAGGCGCGTATCGATCAAGAGGCTTAGCCTCAGACGCAGCAGGAGCGCCGCCATCAAAGGGGGCGTAACGATCAAATTTTGCCATTATCTAAACCCCGGTGAATTTTGCATGATC